GCCTTCCAGCCGTGGATGCCGGCGTAGGCCAAACCGGCGGCGGCAGCCAGCCCGATAAACGCCGTGGTGACTTTCGCCAGGCCGGAATGATCCCTGAATAAATCGCCTGTCGAGGCGGTGACACTCTTGAGGCCTTGCGCCATGCGCGCCATGGCGGGTGTCCACGGCGCGAACATGGCGGCCATGGTGTTTTGAACCGTATGGCGCAATTCCATGAACGACACGGACAGGCCTTCATTCTGTTTGCGAATCGCGTCGACCGCGCCCTCGCGGCGCTGGGCTTCAGCGGAAAACGCCGTCAGACTTTCATTGTCGAACAGGCCAAGCGCGGCGTTGTCGCCCGACTCGCCGAACATCATCTTGAAGGCGGTCTGCCGGCGATCGGCAGCAACGCCGGCGAACTGCGCCTTCAGTTGCGCCTGGAGGGATTCAAACCCGATGAATTGCCCGTTCTTGAAAAAGTCCAGGTTCCAGGCGCGTGCAATCCTGGCCGCGTCGCTTTGCGGGTTGCCGTGCATTGCAAGCATAGAGCCCATCAGGGCGTCCAGGGAATTACCAGGCCGGCCCACGTGTTCCATGTAGCCGGCAACAGTGACGGCCTCCTTGGCGGTAACACCCAGGGCATGCATCTGCTGGCCTGTCCGGGACAGGGCGGCACGGATCTCGTCAGGTTTGCCGCCGGCTTGCTGCATCCAGTTAAGCAGACCTTTCATTTCACCCAGGTCCGTCACCTTGAACTGTTCCCGGAGCTGTTCCATCAGTTCGGCCATGGTGTCGCCGGAAACGCCCTTCAGCTGCGACAGCGCAAGGGCGGTTTCACCCAGGCCGCCGGTGGTGACGTCCTCAGCCGAGAACTGCCGTTTCAGCAACAGGTTTTCAAACGCGAAGGCGTCCGGCGCTGAAACGGGCATGTTCTGCGACAGCGTTACCGCCGTACCGTTAAGTTTTGTCAGCTCCTTGCCCAGGTCGGCGGCACTTTTGCGACCATTGTCCAGGGAAGTCCGGGCCTTGAGGCCAAGTTCCTCCAGGCTGGCCGCAGCCGCGATACCCGGCTCGGCCAGCTTAAGGCTGCTGTAGGCAACACCAAGGCCCTGCGCGGTTTTGAACAGATGATCCTTTGTAGCCTCGAAACTGGCCATGACCTTCTTGCCCTCCGCCCCAAGGCTACGGAGGTTGTTTTCAAGGCGGCCTATTACATTGCTGGCCGCATCCATTGCTGTGAAGGTCAAAGCTAACTTTAGGCTTTCGGACATATCTTTTCCCGTTTCGGACGGTTTACCTTGTACGTCGCATCTTTCTTGCCGGTCTTCAGCTCGGCGTAGGCCTCGCAAAAGGCGGCAGCGTCATCTTCCGGCAGTTCCATGGCTTCCTGATAACTAAACCCCATGCTTAAAAGCACGAGGAGCATTTGACACTGGCTATGACTTAGCCTAGGGAAACTGCCTGGCGGCTGTTTCCAGCGCGCCAAAGTCCTCCAGGTCCATGTCCAGGACAAGTTCCGGCGTTATGGCGTCGGCGGGGATGTTGCCTAACCTGACTATGCGCTTGGCCCATATGCATACGGCGGCATAGTTGTTGTCGGCGGCTGCCTTGTCCTTGTCCGGCCCGGACAGGATGTCCAGGTTGTCGCGGACGGTGGCGCGGCGCAGCTCGAACTCCGTGTGAAGCTCATCCTTGTAAAGCACGCCGACGGGCAAGGTGCCTGTGATTGTTTTGGGCATGGATTATTTCTCCGTCCGCTTGGCCGCGCCGAGCGACACTGCCATGGTTGCCTCATTTTCGGCGTCATACTTTACATCGCCTTCCGTGAGTATGAAAACGCCCGTGAATACGATTTGCTTGCCGCCGGATTCCGTGATGGTAAGCGTGCCATCTGAAACCGTCGACCAGTCAAAGGCTCCGGTTTCCGGCAGCACATATTCCACGTCCACCGCATAGCGCGGCGTCACTTTGATGAAGCCGGTCTTACCCATCAGCTTCACGGCTTTATACCGGTCAACGGCTTTGGGCGTCACGGATTTGAAGTCGCTTATGTTCTGGCCGTTTACGGCCAGGACGATGCTTGAAACATAAAGGTCAGGCATTTGTTTTCTCCTTGATATGGGCGGGCGGTGTTACCCGCCCGCCTTATGGCGTTTTACAGTATAAGGTCTATGCGACTGGCCAGCACCTGCAGGCCGTTCACCACATCCGCCGGCATCGCGGCGTCACAGCGGTTCACATCCTGCGCGTTGCGCTCGACCACGAGCGCGTCCTTATTCTCGTCCACGTTCTCCACGATTTCAAGCTCCTCGCACTTCTTGAGAACGTCGTAGAGCTCCGCCCACACCTTGTCGCAGGTTTTGTTATTGAGCTTTTCCCTGGGGAAGCGGGTGTCCACACGGGTCCGGGCGGCATCGCGCACATAGTCCAGCTGGCGCGGCGTTGTGATATCCAACAGCGTGGCGTCCGGGTTGCCGGCGCTGTTCTTCGTGTAGGTCGTTATGGCACGGACGATCTGCACAACCTCGCCGGAGCCCACTGCCAGCGGCGACACACCGTTCTGAAGGCAGGATTCCTGCTCAGGGTCGGAAAGACGCGACGCGATCGGGGGCACCGCTATCCCCGTAAGCTGGAGCGTGTTAAGCGGCCTGGCGGGGTCTTCCTCACCGGCGGCCAGCGCGGCATATGCGGCTGCGACTTCGCAGGGCAGAGAGGCCGTGCCGCGCAGGTAGGGCGCGCTTATGCGCCAGCCGTTGATCTGTGCGGACAGCGTGGTAGCTGCGGCCATTGCGCCGGTAGTCGCGTATACGCCTATCCCAGACTTGGCCACGCGGGCATGGCTCATCGCGTCGAGATGTGTCCGCAGCGCCGTTATGTTCGCCTGGTCGTTGTAGGACAGGGCAATGACGTGATAACGCTGTCCTACGATGACGGCAAGGGCGGCGGTTATGTCCGGGTCGCCAACGCCGGACGCCATGGCGACTATAGTGGCGGTCACACTGCCTGCGGTAACGCTAGCAGACAGGGGTATTTGGTTGCCGAGCGTGCCGGCGTTCTTCGCCGTCAGCGTTAGTACCGCGCCGTTCACGGCGGCAGTGACCGGCAGTTCCGACGTCTGCGCAAGCAGCTCCTGGAGCGCGGTTGCTATGTCTGTGGCGGTGTCGCCCTGGGCAATGGCCACGGCCAGGCTTTTGTTACCCACCTTGAGGGTCAGCAGCCCGGACGAAGTGGCGGGACCGGCGATAGTAATGGTGCCGGTCGCCGCAACCGAGGCCGCCGCGTCCGCTATGGGCAGGACTGTGAGGTCCAGGTAACGGTACGCCTTCAGCGCGGCCACGACCATGAGGCAGGCAAGCGAGCCGGAGCCGAACAGCTCGGCGGCCTCGCTGGAACTGTAAACCTGCACGGGCACATTGGCCGCCGCGCTGCCGGCGGCGAGCTTTTGCGCCACGATAAGCATCTTCTGCAAGTTCGCGGGCAGCGTGCGGCTGGCAAGCTTGAGGTTGAATTCAAAATACTTGCCGGGTTTGCGAATGCTGGTTGGGATTGTGTCGAATTGTATCGGCATTACGGCTGTCCCCCTTCCGCGACGACTTCAAGACTGCCGTCTGCAATCAGGCGCAGATAGTAGGCCGACGCGGGGACCTCTACCGCCTGTTCAGCCGTTATATACTTGCGCGGCTGTCCTTCCATGGGGCACTGAAGCCCCGCTTTTGCTTTTACCTTCATATTGCTCTATGCCTCCTCAAAATTTACTTCTTGTTCCAAAATTGCAGGCTTCTCACCGTTAAGCAAAAAGCTCATGCCGAGCGTCAGGAGCTGCACGCTTTCGGCCTCTTCCGCCTTTCGCACCGTGTACGACGTGCTGAAATCCAACTGGTATATCCCTATTCCGGCTGCAAGTTCCTCCGGCTCGGTAACATCTATGAAGCCGGTATACTTGAGGGGCGCAATGTCCAGCTCCAGGGTTTCCAGGAACAGCAATTGCGATACCGCTTCTATCAACGGATATGCCCCTTTCCGGCGGGCGGCGTCACCCCTCAAATTCGGAACAACAAGCCAGAGCGAAAGACTGACCGATTGCTTCAGCGAACCGACACACGGATTAGACGCTTCGCCCTTCCGGGTGGACAGCATGTAACTGGGGCCGGCAACCAGACATGACCCGCCTTTCGGTATGTCCACATAGGCGAGCCTCTGGGCCTTGGCCGTCAGCCTGGCGATGATGGCCTCCTCAATTGCGGCTATCATTAGGCTGCCCTCTTTGAGGCGAGCTGTTTGAGGTGCGCTATCATTTCTGCCCCGTGAGCCTTAGGTACATCCGCTCGCCGAAAACGAAAGAGAACGCCGCGCCGGCCAGTTCCAGGAATGCCGAGCATACGGCGGCGCGGAGTTCCGGCACGCAGACCATCGAGTATATCCCGCTGGCGATTGCGGCCAGGACAATCACGCCGGCGCAGATGTAGCGGAAGCTCGCGCGGAGGTTTGCCACCCAGGGGCTGATATTGTCGGCTGGCTTGTCCAGCTCGGCCAACGCCTTCAGCTTGTCCGTGTTCGCCGTCAGCAGCTTGATCTCGTCATCCACCGACACGCCGGCGTATTTGCGCGTAAGCGCTTTGATGCCGTCAGCTATCGGCGCGGCGAATGCCGGCAGTATCATCGTTAACAGTGTTCCCATCATGCCTCCGTGTATTTCTTGCCGTCAAAACGCAGTGCCTGACGGCATCTTGCCTGGGGACGATATGGCGCACCCAGGGAGATATGTATCCAGCGCGGCTCGCGGATGACTTGGCCAAACGGCAGCTCACTCTTGCGAATCCAGTCGAAAACAACATCAAGCGAAGTGCCCGGAACCACGAAGTCCGCGGCTTCCCCGCGCACGTGCTGCGATTCCGCCGCGCCGCCGACCGCCTTGTTAATCGTTTCGGAACGGTAGCCCGACGTGACGATGGTCGGGCCGAACTTCTGGCGAATAGGCTCCAAAAGCGTGGCGCACAGATTCCGTAGTGGCTCTTCGTGCGCGGCAGCTTCAAACCGGTTTTTGAACTGAAGATCTGGCCGCGAGGGGCAGGTGCAAAGTTGCTCCAGCGTGAAATGAGGCGACAGCGGTACTTTCTCGTCCATGATTAAAACTCTCCCAGGCAACGCTTGCCGAACATCCGGTCGCCGCGACGCTTGTTTGTGCGGATCGTGGCCTGGCTGCGGCCAACCTCCTCCGCGCTGATGGATATATCGCCACGTCTTATTGCTTCCAGCTTGGCCAGATCCTCTTTGTAATCCTTATCGAGAGACTCCGGGCGGAGAGGATCTAGGCGACGCCGGTACAAGTTCCGGGTGGTGATATCCACGGCTATCCGGCGAATGATTGCCGGTACGGGCTCCAGGGGCAGGTTTACCCTGCCCCTGAGGTAGCCGTCTATTTCCTCCTGCGCGTCGGCAATCGCCGCGTCAACCTTGACCTGGTCTATGACAGTGCTCTGCGGCGTGTCATTTGTAAGCTCAACGAGCTTTTCGTTTGTCAGGCGGCGGGCAATTATGTCATCCAACGTGCAGTAGGCCATAGTTTCTCCTTAGAGGAGGTGAGGGGTTACCATTACCTCAGCGGTACCGCGCCAGGGATTGCTGGCTCCGCTGGCCTGATGCTCACCCAGACAGATCGAGCGAGCCGCGCCTTCGTTAGAACCGCCCACCACCAGCAGGTCGGGTTTGACCTGGAGAAGTTTGCCTGCGGCATCGGTGAAGGCCATCATGGCCGCACGTGCTTTGGCGTAGTTCTCCGGGGTAAGCGGCTGCTTGGAGCCGAAAGCGAACTGCCACAGGCCGTAGCCGGCATTGTCGCGGCTGTCCACGCCGTAGATGAAGCTTTTGTTTTTGAACACATGCTCGCTTTCGGGATTGGTCAGCGCGGCAAATTCCGGGGCCTTTCTGTTCTGGAAAATCACCGGCTTTACCGCGCGGGATGTGTCCAGAAGGAACCAGGGATTGCCGGGGTTTGATTCAGGCACGTCCATATTGGAAACCGAGATGACTTTCCCTTTGGCGTCCTTGCCTTTATGGGCGGCGCTGAAGAACGGCTGGCCATCGTAGCACCCTTCGGTGAACCCGGCGGGCAAAAGAGCAAACACCAGCTCATCGGGGTGGGAAGCCGCAGCCCTGCCTACTTCCGCCACGAAGGGATTGAACAGGCCGATTTTGTCATCCTGGATATCATTGCGCGGGATTTCGACGGAAGACTCGAAATCCTTGTTGGGGACTGCGTACTTGGACGCCAGCAAATTCTTATACTGGCGTTCGCCGATCCATTCGCGCATCTTGGGGAATGCCCCAAGGAAGGCGTAATTCTCGGACGCGGTGGTCGAAGGCACAACCATGGCTATCCGTTCATACTCCGGCTTGTAGGCCTGGAAAGCCTTCTGGTAGATCACATTGAAGCCGGCGAACAGGGCATCAAGGGTTGCTTTATTGATTAGCATGTGTCGTTATCCTCTTTGTTAGGCTCTAGGCTAGACGGCCATCAGGCCGGCGGCTTTGAGCGCAGCTATTACTGCGTTAAGCTGGACCTTGCTTTCATTGGCAAGGGTTGCGATGGCCTGAACGTCGGCCTGGACGTAGGTGGAACCCTGTGTCGCGGCATCGGCGGCGGTTACTGCGGCTACCGCGCCGGCGGCGCGCAGGGAGTTTCCCATCTGTACATCAACCTCGTCCGAGCTCTTCACCTCTTTGATAAAACCAGCGAAGACTTTGTTCGTGCCGCCGGATTTGGCAACGGTCTCATCATCGACGATGAAAACAGGCTTTCCGGCATCGGCGGCGGTAAAACCGCTTCCCTGGTAAGAGAAGCACCCCTCGCGGACGGCAATTATGGCGTCGCCTGCTGCGCCGTCCGTGTTGTCGATGGTTGCGGCGGCACGACCGTAGACGGTCAGGCCTGCCTTGTCGCTGGCGGGTT